AGGAGTTAGGAGTTAGGGGTTAGGGGTTAGTAATTAAAAGAGTATGGAGGATTATAAAGAGGAGATTCGGGGGTTGATAGGGAGGTATTACAGCCCGTATGCGACGACAGAGAGCTGGGTATGTGTCTATAAGAGTACTCTTGAGCTATTGGCTATGGTGGTGGGGGTGATACCTACTACCCCCATAAGCGAACACGATATCTACGAGGTGATGAAAGAAATGGGGTTTGCCATAGAACTGGTGGCACAGGAGGCAGGAGAGGCGTTCTTGTGGAAGATGTACACAATGATTAATGCCAATAATGATTAATGACGAGGGACAAACTTTAACACAAAGGGCAGGTAAAAAAGCAGGAAAATATTTGCACGATATAAAAATATATCGTACCTTTGTGATGTCCTTGAAGGTCGGGGATGCTGACAGAGAAGACAGCGAGGTTCTTTGAAAGTAAAAAAAAAGAGATGCATCTAAAAATAGTCTTTAAATGCAAATCCTTTAAAATAGTTCTTGAATTTTCGTTTAGGAAAATTTCAATTAAGATTTTTTAGGCTTGGATTGGGGGGTGCCTCCCCCAATTCTCTCTCTTTTTATTTGAGGGCAAAAATAATACTAATTTTTTAAACTTGCAAACATTATGAAAGAAAAAAAACAACCGAGATTTGAGGTAGAAATACCCCTTAAGTGGTGGCATTGGTTATTATTTGTTCTACTCATCTTTTTGTTATGGAAAATAGTGAGATAAGAGCGCAAGTGTTGGCCATAGTGGAGATCTTTGGCATGAAAGGGAAGGTCGTGGCCAAGGCGATGGGGATTACAGAGACCACCTATAATATGAAAAAAGTGGCTGCGGAGAATGGCCATAGCTTTAATGAGAAAAACCTGAGAGACTTGGTGGCCTATATCAAGCAAGAAGCGGGGAAACTTTTATAGGTGTTGGGTGTTAGGGATTAGGTGTTAGGGATTAGGTGTTAGGTGTTAGGTGTTAGGGATTAGGTGTTAGGTGATAGGGGTTAGGGATTAGGTGTTAGGTGTTAGGGATTAGGTGTTAGGTGTTAGGGATTAGTAGTTAGACTTAAAAAATAAAAGCAATGGAAACAAAAGAAACAAAAGTAACAGACATAGAAGTGCGTAAAAAGCAACTGATTGAGGAGGAGATCAAGTACTGGATGTTTATCGGGGGGCTTGTGGTGATCATAGGCTTTGTGGTAGGTGCAGTGCTGTGGATAGTGGGGGTGGTGCGCTGGTGGGGGGCGCTGCTGATTGTTGTGTCCACGGTGGCGTATTCGTACTATACGGATGTGATCGGCAAGCGTTCGGCGGATCGTATCCGTGAGATACGGGACGAGGCGGGTTTTGACCGAATAAAACAACGGGATCGGGAGCGTGGCCGCTTGGGACGTGTGGTACTGTTTTTGATCTCTGTGGGGCTGTTTGCCTTTGGGTTTTACCTATATTGGCAATATACAGACGAAGTGCTGTTTCTGAACTTCCTTTTCGTATACTACGGGGTATGCTTCCTTATTGTGAGGTACTTGTGGCGCTCCTTCGTTAAAGGCTTAAGGGGGTTGTGATCCCCCTAACCCCCGAAGGGGGAATGAGTGGTTAGGGATTAGGGGTTAGTGGTTAGTAAAAGAGTCCTTTCCGATGTGGAAAGGGCTTTTTATTTTTGCAGGAGATTAGGGGTTAGGGATTAGGGGTTAGGGATTAGGGGTTAGGTGATAGGGGTTAGGTGATAGGGGTTAGTGCCTAACACCTAAAACCTAGAACCTAGAACCTAACACCTGAAACCTAATACCTAAAACCTATAAAAATGGCAAAGACAGTCAAGACGGATTTGATCATCACGATCAATGGGAAACAGATAGAAAATAGCTTCACAGAGATATCCAAGGAGGTGAAGAAGTTGGAGACAGATATTAAGAAACTCACCCCAGGGACGGAAGCATTCAACCAAAAAGCGGCGGCGCTGAAGGAGGCTAAGGCGCAGTTTGAATACATCAAGAAAGAAATAGAAGGGGTAAACGACACCTTGAATAAGAGTGGCGCGCTCCTTGATAGCACAAAAGGACGGCTTTCTAAATTTGCCGAAGCAGTAACGACTGTAGTTACGGGGAACCTCCTTACAGACTTCTTGAGTAATATAGCGGGTGCAGCAAAGGATTCGGTGGGGGAGCTGTTGGAGATCTCCGATGCGATGACGGGGGTGGAGAAGACTTCGGGGCTTGCGGCTGAGAAGGTAAGGGAGCTGTGGAATGACTTTGACGCGCTGGACACGCGTACGGGAAAGAAAGAACTGCTTGACATCGCCCAGATAGGGGGGCGCTTGGGGATTACAGATAAGGAGCAGCTGCGGGAGTTTACCGAGGAGATAGATAAGATCTACGTTGCCCTTGGGGATTCGTTTCAGGGAGGTTTGGAAGCGGTAACCACTAAGGTAGGTAAGCTCAAGAACCTATTCGAGGAGACCAAGGAGCAGAACTACGGGGAGGCGCTGAACGCCATAGGCTCGGCGCTGAACGAGCTGGGCGCCAATGGTACGGCCAGTGAGGAGAATATCTCGGATTTTGCCACGCGTATAGGACAATTGCCAGGGGCGCTGAAGCCGACGATTTCGCAGACCTTGGGCTTGGGGGCGGCCTTTGAAGAGTCGGGGATAGATGCAGAGATTGCTGCCAGCGGGTACTCGCGGTTTATGAGTGTGGCGGGTACGAATGTGGATGCCTTTGCCAAGCAAATGCGTATGTCGGCCGAGGAAGCCAAGGCGCTGTTTGAGACCAAGCCAGAGGAGTTTTTCTTGAAATTTGCCCAGAGCATGAAAGGCTTAGGGGCGGAAGGCACGGCGGAGGTGCTCAAGGGTTTGAAGCTAAACACACTGGAAGTACAGAAAGCCATAGGGGCAGCGGGGGACAATGCGGATCGCTTTCGTGAGCTGATGCAGTTGGCAGGGGCGGCGATGGAGGAAGGCACCTCCATACAAGAGGAGTTCAACAAGGTTAATAATAACACAGCGGCTATATGGGAGAAGATCAAGAAGGTATGGAAGGAGACCTTTACCAGCGATTTGGCACAAGGTTTTTTCTCATACATTATCCAAGCGCTGGGCTGGCTTACAGGGGTTACAAGCGAGGCAGGCAATGGGGTGAAAGTGTTTCGTGAGCGGATAGCCTTTTTGTTTAAAACCTTAGGGGTCTGTACTGTGGCTGTGGTGAGCTATAAGGCAGCGGTGAGCCTTGCTGCGGTAGCCACTAAACAGGCGTGGCAGCAGTCGCTGCTGTATAATGCAGTACTGAAGGTCAAGACGGCGCTAATGCAAGCGGGCAGAGCTGCGGCGCTGCTGTATGCTGCGGCAAAGGCAGCCCTTACGGGGAATATACAGCGTGCTACGGCAGCCATGCGTGCCTTTAATATGGCCACAAAGCTCAGTCCCTTGGGGTTACTCGTTGGGGTGATAGGAGCGGCCACGGCTGCTTATATGGCATTTAATAGAGAGCAGAAGCAGGCGCTTACAGGACAGAAGCTACATAATGATGCGATAAAGGAAGCGAATGTACAAACTGCGGTGGAGGTGAATCACTTACAGCAGCTATTGGCAGTTGCCAAAGATGTACAGAAGCCATACGAGGAGCGTCGTAGGGCTGTGGCGGAGCTGAACCGCTTGGTGCCTGAATATAACGGCAACCTTACAGTAGAGACAGCACAGACAGAGGAGGCTAAAAAGGCTTTGGATAGGTATGTGGAGAGCCTAAGGGCTGCGGCCAGAGAGAAGTACCTCAAAGCCATAGTGGATCAGAAAGCCGAAGCGCTTGCCAAAGCGGAATATTCGAGCCTTGAGGAAAATATATCATGGTATCAGAAGGCGTGGAATAGTGTCAAGAGCATAGGGAATATGAGTGCAGCCTATCAGCAAAACCTTGTCAGCTCCATGGAGAATAAGAGCAAGCGGATAAAGGAAGCTGAGCAGGAGCTGAAGACAGCCACAGACCAGCTGATGAAGGAGCAGGCTAAGAAAGTAGAAGGCAGCACCACAGGGGCAGACACCACTGATACTCCTCTTGTAGGAGGAGGCGGAGACAAAGAGGGCAAGACAGCCAAGGCAAAAGACTATTCCAAGGAGTACGAAGCGGCTAAGCGGGCGCGATTGGAGGCGGAGCAGGCGCTGCAAAAAGAGATAGCCCAGGGGTTGGAAGAGAGCCTTGATAAGCAGCTGGCCACTACGGAGCAGAAGTACAACGAGAAGAAGTTCAAGCTGCAACAAGAAAATGCCACGCTGGAGCAGGAGATAGGCACGCTTGCGGCGGAAAAGAGCAACGATCCTAATCGGGAGAAAGCCATAGCCGAAAAGCGTAAGCTGATGGAGCTCAACAAACAGATAGAGGTAGCCTATGAGCAACAGAAGGAGCAGGAGCTGCTGCAAGTCAGGGAGAAATACCACGCCAAGGAAGCCGAGCGCAGGGTCAAGGAACGCAGTAAGGAAATAGAAGCCCTGCGCCGCCAGAAATCCGAGGAGATCATAGAGATACAAAGCCTTGAGGACGCCAAGGCACAGCTAAAAGGCCAACTCTCGGAGCGGGAGCTGGCGCAGATTAAGACCCTTGAAGCTGCCAAGAAAGCCCTTAGGGTGCAGGCGGAAAAGGAGTTACTGGAGGAGAGCCTTAAGAACTTTGAAGAGCAGAAACAGATTCTTATGGGTTACCTCTCTACCCTTACAGGGGAGGCAAAGGAGAAGCTTAAGGAAGACATTACTCAGATAGAGGATAAGATGCTCCAAGCGCGGGAGAAGCTGGACGATATTAAGAACAACAAAGACGCCAAAGAGGAAAAGGCAGCAGGACAGGAGCTGGAGAAGGTGGATGTGCTGGGCTTTACGGCTAAGGACTGGGAGGATACGTTCTCCAACCTGGACGAGATGAGTAACCGCTTTAAGGCTGTGGATATGGTAGTGGGGGCGATGAGTAATGCTTTCAGCATGTTTGCCCAACTCCAGCAGAACCTCAACCAAAAGGAGCTGGCCACTTATACCAAGAACCAAGAGCAGCAGAAGCAGGCGCTGCTGACAAGGCTCAACCAAGGGTATATCTCTCAGGCGCAGTATCAGAAGGAGCTGAAGAAGTTGGAGGAAGAGGCACAGGCGAAGAAGAAGGAGCTTGCCGTGAAGCAGTTCCAAGCACAAAAGGCGATGAATATGATGAGCATCGTGGCTAATACGGCAACGGGGATTATGCGGGCGTATTCGGATGCAGGGCCTATAGCAGGGAGCGTATTTGCCGCGATTGTGGGCGCCATGGGGGCAGTGCAATTGGGTATCGTAGCGGCGCAGCAGCCGCCAAGCTATGCCAGGGGAGGTTATACCAAGGGCTTGGGCTTTAAGGACGAGAGCGGCCAAGAGGTGGCGGGGATCGTCCATGGCGATGAGTATGTGGTACCCCAATGGCTGAAGAAAGACCCCGAAGTGGCGCAAGTGGTGGAATGGCTCGAAGCCAAGCGCTTGGGTCAGTCGCCCAAGGGGTATGAAGCAGGCGGGGAGGTAGCGGCCAACTCGCAGCAAGAGCCACAAGTGCGCAGCTCACAGCACGAGCTACCAGCGCGCGAGAGCAATCTTACAGAGGTACTGGGCAAGCTCAATAGTACCGTGGAGAAGCTGCAAGAGGAGGGCATAGAGGCGTATATCGTCGCCGATGCCAAAGCAGGAAAAGAGTTTAGACGCGCCATAAAGGATTTTGAGACACTGAAGGAGAAAAGCAAACGATAGTGGTTATCCCCCTAACCCCCGAAGGGGGACAGTTGTTAGTTATTAGTTGTTAGTGGTTAGTGGTTAGAAAAAGTCCTTTCCGAGGTGGAAAGGGCTTTTTATTTTTGCAGGAGATTAGTGGTTAGTGGTTAGTGATTAGTGGTTAGCAACTGACAACTGACAACTAACGACTAACCACTAACCACTGATAACTGACTACTGATAACTAACAACTAAAAGAGATGAGTTACGAATTGTGTAATATAGGGGAGGATTTCACTAGGGAGATCCGCCATGTGCTGCTCTTTGACGCGGCGAGTTTTACCTTTAACCAAAATCTGAGGGCGCTGACCCCTGATCCGAACGCTGCCCTTGTGAAACTGCATGTGGCACACCCCAGCGGCTATGGGCGTAAAATCAGTATCAAAGAGCAAAACCACAACGACTACTTTGATATGAAGGTTACTTTTCCTGTGTATGAGCTGAGCAAGGAGGTGCGGCTGAAGCTGATATCTATGCACAAAAAGCGTAAGTATGTGGTGGCCCTGGTATCGGCTCAGGAGATGCTCGTGGTGGGTAACCATAGGGAGCCTTTTAGCCTTACCATAGATGATGACATCGTGGATAACGGTACGGGGAAGGATCTATTTACCATTAGTCTGACGGGGCAAACGATCATTTTCCCAACGCTTGGGAAGATTACGGAAAAATTTAGAGTGCTGATGTTCTTGCCGCCGATTGATTAGGTTTTAGGGGTTAGGTGTTAGTGGTTAGTGGACAGTGAAAAGTGACGAGGGTAGCTAATGTTATGAATGATTGGAAACGAATTAAGAGGTGATACTTACACAGGAGAGAAGAAAGGCAACGGGTGCATTCTATACACCGAGGGTGTGGGCTGAGAAAGCGGCAGCGTGGTTATTAGACTGCATAGGTTATCGAGGAGATATAAGGGAGTATATTTTCTGGGATTGTGCGGCGGGAGAGGGGTCTCTTTTGGAGGTGTTGCCAGCTGGGGTAAGAAAGATTGCGACGACTCTTGAGGCGGAGGATGTAGCACTACTTAAGAACAAAGGCTTTGAGGCGTATGGTTTTGACTTTCTACATGACGATTTAGAGGTGCTTCCTTTTTGGAATGAGGTGCAGCAGAACCGCAAAAGGTTGGTTATTTTTACAAATCCCCCATACATGCGATTGCCTGCGGGACAGGAAAGTTTGGTAAGGGATCGGTATAAGAATAGAGATGTGGAAACCCTTTTTATGTATCGGATCTGTCTTGAGATAGCCCCTGCTTGGCTTGGCATTTTTACCAAAATGGGTACGATCCAGTTAGGACAAAGAGCATTGTATTTGGATACGGGTTTATTCGATTATTTTGCTGACGGCTTTTTGACCCATAGTAAGGATTGGGGGTTGAAAGGGAATTTTTTGATACCCTTTTCGATATTTGAGTTTTCGGAATATAGATATTTTTCCCAACCCAATAGACTAGATCGGGAGCGAGTATATGATCGGCTCTATTATTGCTATTGGGCGAAAGATAGCTCGCAGGTTCCTTGTATTCCACAAGAGGGGACGGGCATGTATAATTGTGGTTTTACCTTGTACCTTTAGAATGACTAGTGATTAATGCCAGCAATGATTAATGATTAAAAAAGCTGTCCTTTGGGAGGAGGAAGGGGTGTATTACCTTTGCAGAGAACAATAGTTAGTTGTCAGTTGTCAGTTGTTAGTCACTAATCACTAATCACTAATCACTAATCACTAATCACTAACCACTGCCTACTAACCACTAATAACTAAGAACTAAAATATGGTATTAGCGATAGAAAAAGAATATTTGCTCTCTATAATCCCTGGGCTTGTAAAAGGGTTTAAGGAGAATGCTTTTGCGGCTTCGGAGAAGCTGGAGGCGGATTATGAGGCTAAGCTGGAGGTGCAGGCGCGTGGTGGGAGTGCTAGCGGGCGGGATGCTTTCCCCGTGGTGGTGGATATATACGGGGCGATCGTCAAGCATACGTCCTATGACTATATAGGTACTCAGAGCTATGGGTGCTACCTTCGGCAGTTGGACGCGCACCCAAGTGTCTCGGCAATCATCTTGGATATAAACAGCGGCGGGGGTATGATCTCAGGTACGGCGGAGCTGGCACACATCATCAAAGGGATAGAAAAGCCAATCATAGCCTATACCAATGGGTATATGTGTAGTGCGGCCTATTGGATTGCGGCGGCCTGTGATAAGGTAGTGAGTAGTCCCTTTGCCGATGCCATAGGAAGCATTGGCACCATGCTACATGCGCAAGACTACTCGCAGATGTTCGAGAAGTGGGGCGCCAAGATCTATGAAGTGTATGCCCCTGAGAGCAGTGAAAAGAACAAGCTATGGCGGGACTTGGTGGCAGGAGATGATACCCTCGCCAAAGAACGGCTTAGTGAGTTGGCTAAAGGCTTTATTAGTGCCGTGCAGGCGTACCGAGCAGACATCAAGGACGACGGGCGCGTATTCAAGGGGGCTGTATATACCCCCAAGGGTGCGCTTGAGGTAGGCCTTGTGGATGAAATAATGAGTTTGGAAACCTTAATAAGTGAGATATGAAATACGTATTGTTATCGGCGCTCTTGGGGAGTGCCATAGAGGAAAAGAAGCCGCTCTTTGGAGGTGAGGCCTATGTGAGCCTTACCGCTTCGCAGCTGGCCAAGGTGGAGGCAGCCCTTGCAGAGAAGAAAGAAGCCGCTAGCGCGGAGCAAGTGGCTGCGCTGAAAGGAGAGATTGCCACACTGAAAGACGCGCAAGAGAAGGTCGCCACAGAAGGTAAGGCGCTGAGTGAAGCCCTTGGCGAGGCGATGGCGCTTAACAGCTTAAAGAGTAATGGGGACGCAATCGCAGACATTGCTGCCCTTGGGCAAACATGCAAGGAGTATGGGGAGAAACGTCCCGTACATACCCAGCCGAGTAATGATGGGCGAGAGCCGCAGGAGAGCGATGGGGTAGTGCGAATGGAGGATTTGCACAATCAGTTGTAAGAATAGAATAATAACTTAAAAGTAAGCATATGGCAAGAAACATTGACATAGACCAAATCAAAAACGAGTTGGTTCGTTATGGGAAGAAGAACCCTTTTGAGCTACAAGCGGCGATTCTCTCGGATAAGATCCTATTGAACCAATTTGCTAAGACCTTGCCGAAGGTCAAAGGGGAGTATCATATTCCTTATGTGCTAATGACGAACGTGGTGCAAGCCTTTTCGGACACTTGGACTCCGTATGGTAAGGTTTCTTTTGGGAAGAAACTGCTTAAGAACTTCCAACAGAAAATGAACTTCCAGATCAACCCATACGAGGTGTATGATAGCTGGGTGGAGGAGCTGTACGAAGAGGAGAAGAAGCCCAATGAGATGCCTATCAGTAAGTACATCATGCGTATGGCGCAGGATAAGATCATCTCGGACTTGAATGTGATTTCAGTGACAGGTAAGTATGATCCTGCACAGGTAGGGAGCACTACTCCAGACTATACCAAGACCATGGATGGGCTCAATGAGGTAGTCACCAAAGCGGTGGCGGACACAGAAAACCCAGTTTTCTTAGTTCCCGTGGACTCCTCGGCTACTATAGTGGATAGGGTAACGAAGTTTGAAAAAGGGTTGCCAGACCAAGGGAAAGTAAGCACGATCTTCCTCTCTTTGGAAGAGTTCAACGACTATGTAGAGGCGCGTGAGACCCCTGCCAACCAATACATAGACTTCAAGGATCCACAGCGCGGGAAGACGAAGTACGGCCGTACCATAGTGGGGGTGCCAGGACTGAAGAAGGGGCGTATCATAGCGTGGTACGATGGGAACTTCTTCCGCTTGTACGATCGCAAAGACAATCCAGCGCTATTGGACGATGTGCAGGTGCAGGACTATGTAGTGAAGCTCTTCTCCCAATGGCACTTGGGCTACGATTTTGCGGTGAACCAGTACCTATTTGTTGAAACAGCGGATGCGAGCAAGCATAGAGGCTTGAACAACGCCGATCAGAACAAGCTGTTCTATCCGAACCTATATTTATAATTAGACAAGTATGGCAAAAGATAATGAAAACAGAGAAGTTGCCCTTGAGGAGCGTGAAGCGCTCCTTGAGGGGCGCGCTTCGGAGCTGAGCGCTCGTGAAGCGGCCGCAGATGGCAAGGAATCAGACCTGAACGATATGGCTGTGAAGCTTGACCAAAGGGAAAAAGCCCTTAACCAACGAGAGTTAGCTCTCGACGAAAGGGAAAAAGCCCTTAACCAAAGAGCGCATGCCCTTGCCGAGAGAGAAGCAGGCCAAGAGGGAGCAGATGCCCCCAAGGTATTGGAGGAGAAGAGAGCGGGGCATGCTTTTTCCTTTCGTGGGAAGCAGTACCAGTTTGCAGACGATGCGCCCTTGCAGATCCTCTTTGCTGGGCAGCGCTACACTCAGGAAGAGTTGGCCGCAGACGAGGAAGCGCTGGTGCAGCTGATAGGCGGGGGAAGCGCGCTTATAGTGGTTAGGGATTAGGTGTTAGTGGTTAGGGATTAGGGGTTAGTTGTTAGACGACAGTAGTCAGAAGCTAACAACTAACAACTAACAACTAACTACTGACCACTAATAAAAGAATAAACTAAAAAAACAGAAAGAAATGGCAACAAATTGTTTTGATAATGCTCCGTTTGAGAGCTTGGACAGCTGTCCAAACGACGAGGTGAGTGGGGGTATCAGTACGCGTGTGCTGTATGCGCCTACGGCCTTCCTTGACAAGTGTGTGCTCCCGCCTAACACGGGGGAGCTGGGCAAGGCTAACACTATAGAGGACGCAAACCTGACCCTTATCACTGGAAAGACGTGGAAGGGGATAGACCTGCAAATCAATGAGAACGAACTGAAAATGAGCCTTGTGGGCAACGCGGGGAACAAGAAGGCAAAGACAGACCTAGAGGCAAAGATTCCACGCTTTTCGGACAAGGTGCTCGACTTTATCGGGCGCTACAAGAACGTTCCGATGATCTTTGTTGTGCCTGATGCCCTTGGGGTGTTGTGGGTAGTGGGAACGAAGGTGAACCCTGCCTTTATGGACTCGGCCGATGCGACTACGGGCAAGAAAGCCGAAGACGATTCGGGGGTAACGCTGAAGATCACCACGAACTCCAAGCTGTACAAGTATGCAGGAAGCATAGCAGAGGGGGCGTAATCCCCCTAGCCCCCGAAGGGGGAAACAGGGGTTAGGTTTTAGGGGTTAGGTTTTAGGGATTAGTAGTAAAAAGAGACTTATGGCTAATGATCAAAAAGTAAATAAGAAAGTGGTGGCTGCTTCTCCCTCCAAAGCGGAGGGGGAGGTGAAGCGCCTAAAACCGAATCTGGCGGAGTGCTTTGAGGTGCTGCTGCCTGGAGGGCGTGTGTATTACACAGGAGAGAAGGAGGTACAAGCAGGGTTACAGATCGTAGACCTCTCGCGGGTGCCATACAATGCCTTGGTGCTATACATCACGGGATTTAAGTACTTGGGACTGAAAGAGGGGGCTGTGGCGCTCTTCTCGGAGCTGGGTACGGCAACCCTTGAGAAGCTCATCGCCCAAAAGCGGGAGCAGTACCCTAAGGATGTGCCGTACTTGGAGCGGGCGCTGGAGATGAAGAGAGGGCAGTAGGCAGTTGTTAGGGATTAGGTGTTAGGTGTTAGGTGTTAGAGGACAGAAGTCAGAGGCTGACAACTAACCACTGACCACTGATAACTGAAGACTAACCACTAACCACTAACCACTGAAGACTAACCACTAACAACTGAGACATGGATTATAGAGCACAATATAGGCAATTGGTTAGAGAGTTGGAACGCCTTGGGGGAGACCTTCGAGGCGTTCCTCGTTACTATTCCCTAGAAGCAGAAGCAAAAGTAAGACGCCTGATTAAAGAACGACAAGGCGGGGGTGGAGAGCCTCCACAGGCAAATAGAGGGGATCCCCCGCGGGGTGGAGAGCCTCCGCAGGGCGGGGAGCCCCCGCGGGCAAATAGCGGGGAGCCTCCGCGGACAAGTGGGGAGCCCCCGCGGGGTGGGGAGTCCCCACAGACAGACAAGGGCGGGAGGGCTGACCTTATAGCGGATTATCCTGTGGCGCTGCATGGGGTGTATAGGGCCAAGCGGGAGACATGGCTTCGTGCTTGTTCGCTGAAACTTACACTGAATGCCATACCTATGGAAGAGGAGGACAAAGCGCGGGAGCTACAGCGGCAGCTCTGGCAGCTCTTTGAGGCTATGGATAACTACGATGTGGTACTGCAATATTGGCGTGATCACAAGCGGATCCTTGAGCCAGTGCGAGAGGATTACAGCCGCCTTACCCCCGTGGAGCTGGTGCAAAGGCGTAATACACTACGGAGTAATATTGTCTCTCGTGAAAAGAGCCTTGCCAAGTGGGAGGAACAAGCGAAGCGTGAAGAGGGCATGAGCGGGAGGAGCTTATGGGGGCTTCAGGAGAAGATTGCCAGAAAGCGGGAAGAAGTGGAGCAAATGAAACTACAAGTGAAAGAGATAGAGAAGTTAATGATTAATGTCAGCAATGATTAATGGCAAAAAAGAAAGTCCTTTCTGAAATGGAAAGGGCTTTTTATTTTTGCAGGAGATTAGTGGTTAGTGGTTAGTGATTAGTGGTTAGCAACTGACAACTAA